TGTTTTTCCATTGCTAAAATCTGTAACTTCTATATCATGCGGTGCGAAATGATCTTTATAGACATATTCCTTATCTTTGATCATTTGAATATAGTGCGGTAAGCCTTGACCTCTCTCTTCATGATAGTCAATAATATTAATTGATCTACCTAATTGTTGAAAAAATATAATAGAACTATGATCTGATACTCCTAAATCCCAAGAGGTACTTACAGGCAATGATGGATCGTAGGGTACTCTTGTTAACTGTTTTTTATCTTCCATTTTGACTAAGGTATCGCTATAGATTGATCCTTCTATGTTAGCTATCCAATCGCACTCAAACTCTTGTAGATACTTTTTTTCTCCCATAACTTCTTTTGCTTTGACAAGCTCATCTTCATCTACAATTTTGGTATCACTTGCTTTAGCTTTATAGTTAAACCAATCCTCTGCTCCTTGTGCGTGTTGATATAATTCATAAAAGTTATTGTTCATTCCTTGTGGTGTACCTATAAATACACAGTAACCTTTTCTATCTGACAATGCTGGTCTTATGATTTCAGGAAATAGTTTTTCATTGACATTCGCATACTCATCAATCACACATCCATCTAGGTAGATACCCCTTAACCCATCGGAGTTTTCCGACCCAAGTAAAGTTATTCTTGCACCATTGGGTAAATCTACTCTTAACTCTGTTTCATTAAACTTGGTGTAAGGTATCTTTGCTGTAAACTGTTTCATATAATCCCAAGCGATTGATTTACTTTGTTTAAATGTTGGCGAAATGTAGGCATATCTTGGGTTCTTTTGTTTCGATAATAAGGCAG